GCCGACGTGATAGCTCTCCAGGATGTGCAGGACCGTAAGGTCATGTACAACCAAGGCTAAACGGGGACGACAACTCTGACCCAACTGGCCATAAACAAGCCAAAGGGAGGTGCAAAATGAGAGCAAGAGATGTAAACGCGAATGGACCGCTTGTAATAACTAACCCGCCCGACGCACCAGTGGTGTCGTCGGTATCGGCGAAAGGTAACAATCTGTCCGGAATCGTGAGCAGCTCTGGGGACTTCAAGAACCCCCGACCTCAAAGTTACACCAAATCGACATTTTCGAATCTATTCGGGAATGCCATTACCAGCATCTTTGGGACAATCTACAGTACGGAAGGCTTTTTCAGGCCTGCCGCTGGGACAATCCACATCGTTGATGGTAATGCTGCTGATCTTGCTGCGCTCGAGAACCTTTACGAGCAGATCCGGGGGTCGGTTGATCTTTCGATCGACCTCTATCAGATCAAGCAAACTCAGCGAACGGTAGTAAAGGCTATACGCCTGGTCACTCAAATGCGATCATCCCTAAAAGCGATGATCAAGTCCAAACCAAGAGATTGGGGTGGACAGTGGCTGGAATACGTATACGGCGTTAAGCCGACTCTCTCTACGATTTTTGAGTCGTTGGAGAAAATCAAAAAGCCCGAAACCGTCTGGTACGACATCCGTGCCAGGGCCTCTTCTAGAGACAAAAGAACCGATACTGTTTCTATTGAGCTGCCAGGGATCCCATTCCTGGCAGTGAGAGAAAGCAGTAATCGAGTTGAGTACCGTTGCAAATTCGCAATGAGTAACTCTGCTCTAGAGAGTTTGGCTGGTTTTTCCAGCCTCAACCCAGTGTCTTTTGCCTGGGAAGCGTTGCCTTATAGTTTCGTCGTTGACTGGTTCGTCAACGTTGGCGGATACCTACGGGCAACGGAATCTGCTCTCCTCTACAACCAGGCTTTCGTGTCTGGTTATAGAACGAGTGTGGTAAGGAGCAGGACGGGGAGCATCCTGAAAGGGATGTACTCTCCGTTCGACGGGTTCTTCTACCTCTACAACGGTGCGGGTGAAACCACACTGACGAACAAGGTACGAACGATACTTTTGTCGGCTCCTATGCCAGATGTTCCTAGATTTAAGGTGGATCTAGGGTCAGGCAGACTCTTGAACGCGGCAGCTCTTCTGAGCCAGCTCCTCAAGTGAGGGATTTGGCGGGCTTAAGCCCGTTACGTCGCGTTAACCTCGTGCAAAAGCACGTTTGACTAGGCGATGGAAATGGTTCCATCGTCTTCTCTTCGCCCCCCTGGTCTGGGGCTGGAAGCTCGCTAAAGCGAGTCACTTTATTGGAGATCTCCAATGTCCGTTTCGAACATCGTGATCAACGATGCAGCCGGTACGCCGGTAGCCCATACCTTCGTTCCCATCACCCGTGATGCGAATGGCGTGTTGTGGTGGGAGGATCAAGCCACGGGTGGCGTTCTCGGTTACGACCGAATCAGCCTTTCCGTGGTGCGACCCCCCGCCCCGAGCGCCGGCAGCAATGCGGGAGAGAGAAACTTCAAGGTCACCGTGTCGGTTTACACTCCGACACTGGAGACGTTGGGGACCAGCGATAGCGGCATCACGCCGCCTGACCAGGTCGCCTACGTGCTGAAAAGCACCACGACTTCCCTCATCAGCGAACGCAGCACGCTGCGTGAACGGCAAGACTCGCGCAAGTACGCGTACCAACTCCTTGACGAAAGTCAGGTGAAGGCCGCGTTCGAAACGCTCGTCGTTCCGTTCGGTTGAGGAGGGCCGGCTGGCCAGTCACAAAGAGCGTCCATCAAGAGACGCTTTCTCGGCGGTTTATTCCGCCTTGTGTGAATCAGTCGGTTCTCTCGTGTCTCTCAAAGCCAGTCTTCTGTACAAATCGAACGAGCATAAGCAACTCGCCGATATGAAGATCAGGCCTGAGGATTACACTGACGCCTACTCCTTTCACCGAGATTACACGACTGTATCCTTTGCACGTAAGTACAAAGGGCTCAATACAGGAGTGAACACCGGTGATGAGGCGCTTCGAAGCTTTAGGGCTTCCGAGGTAACCTGCGCGTGGACGAACTGGAAGATGAGGCTCGCTAGGAGTAGTCCAAGTGACTACGGCTCGCAACTTTGGGTTGCGAGTAGAAAAATCCTGCGAGTACTCGGACAGTTCAACCTCTCAAAGGTGAATCAGTGTGGATGGGGTCCTGGGGCTACAGATGATCTTAAAAGGTCACATGCCTTCCCGGACTCAAAGCTTGTTAAACTTCCCATCTCAGTCACACAAAGAGCGTACCCTCACATGGTGAGGCAGCTCCAAGGAGACCTTCACTGGTCTAGTGTCGTCCTGGGGGTAAAGGTTGAGGAGCTTTCGGGCCCCTTTTCATTCCTCCCCGGAGTTTTCCAGGTAACACCTGGTAACGTAATTGACACTGTGCCGAAGAGTGCGCTGACAGATCGCACAATCGCCAAGGAACCTCGCGGCAATGGCTTCCTTCAAAAAGGAGTCGGTCGCTACATCCGAAAGCGTCTCAAGTCTGTTGGTATCGATCTGGATGACCAGAGCCGAAATCAGATAGGCGCGTCACGCGCCCAAGCTGATGGCTTAGCTACACTTGATCTAAGTGCTGCTAGCGATACCGTAAGCACAGAGCTCGTATACGAGCTTCTGCCAATTGAGTGGGCCTTGTACATGGATGATATACGATCGCAAAACTACCGAGTCGGTAATACCGGCTGGCGGAAAAGCGAGAAGTTTTCGTCCATGGGCAACGCGTTTACCTTCGAACTTGAAAGCCTGATCTTTTGGGCTTTAGCTGAAGGCTCACGCGACACTCTTGAGGATGCAGAGCCGATGGTGTATGGGGATGATATCATCGTGTCGAAAACACATGCGCCGCGCCTTGTGGATCTCCTTTCCTTTTGTGGTTTCACGGTTAATCCCGAGAAATCATTCATGGAGGGGCGGTTTTATGAGTCGTGCGGAAAGCACTACTTCGATGGCTATGACGTTACTCCCATTTACCAGAA